TTCAGTTTACGCAGCTTCAGCAATTGAAACGCTGCAAAAGGAGGAAGGACTTGAGGGAGTTCAGTTGGCCATGGATCTGAACGTATCACCTCAGTTGATAAGTAACATAAAACATGGCCATAGGAAGTTGCAAAAGGACATTGCAAAAGCTTCATTGACTACATATGACAGTCCAATGTACGCAATGGAATTGCTCTATGAGTTCTCGGAAGGATATACTGCACCGGTTTTAAAAGGCAAAGCGATTGAACATCACAGATTGGCGTTAGAAGAGTTCGCGATTCAACAAACCAGAGAAGTTATTCAGATACTCGAGGAAGTATCGCTATTGAAACCTCCGAATGAAACATCCGAAGAGGAAAAGAAAAGAATCCGAGAAATTATTTACGAGCTATTAGATGCCGAAACAGCGATTGCAAACCTAAAAGCAATATTGGCAAGCGAATACGGAATAAGCCTAAAAAAGTGTATCAAAGACCGGAAACCATACTGGAAATCGAAAGGGTGGATATAGAGATGGAATTTAACTATGAAGAGTTTAAAGAAAATTACGGTCAGGAAGCAGCAGACATTGTGAAAAACGAGATTGACGAGATTGATAGTGTAGAAGCCTTCAACGTGAAATGGCAACTTGAAATCGCTAGTGAGAATGACATCTGGATAACTTTTATGTTGATAACACAAGTAGATTTTATCATTTTTAAAGTCTATAAAAATTCAAAAGCAGTCAATACGAACATTCGTATTAGTAAAACAGATTGCGAACAGGCTTTAAAAATCATGAAAGAACTGGGGGCATGAATATGGACTTTGCTGACATTTATTTACTGACTGTCGTATCCGTGGGAATGGTAATATCCTACAGAATAATGAGAGATGAAGCAAAAGCAGAGAAAAAGCAAAAGCGATAGTCGTCGGCAAACAACTATCGCAGGTAAACAAATTCTGAACAAATAAATTGTACCATGGCGGGTTTGAGCCCGTCAACATGGTCATGAGGTAAAGACACCTTCCTAACATTCCCCCTCTTGGCCATGTTGATTGGCTTAAAAGTCAATCTCTAGCTGTCTTTTATCAACGGAGCGAGAGCGTGCCACGATCCAGTATAACGGGGAGCCGCACCGAAATACATGCGAATGGCGTGGAAAACCATTCAGGTCATTGCCATGACGTTGCAAACGAGGTAGTGGCGGAATAGGTAAACGCTAAAGCACGCCCTTAATGAGGCCAGCGTATAGGCAGTGGAAATAGGCTTGGGCTGGACGATCGCTGTCATGCAAGGTGCAAATCCTTGCCTACCTCATTACCACTTAGGAAAGGGGTGAAAATGTGAACACTTATGAAGTCGGTGAATTAGTTGAATATGAAGGAGAAATTGGGATTGTGTACTGGAATCAAAACAAAGCCATGAATTTAAAAAAAGATGATGGATATATAGGTATCGACTTATTAACCGGTACTAGAGGCTTTGTTGGACCAGTGAAAGTTGATACTGTTAAAAAATCGTCAATTAGAGCATTAACCGAATATTACCAAAACGAATTAAGAAAAATTGAAGAACGTTTTGATGGATATCGGTTTAACTACAAAAGGATGAAAAAATTAGAAAAGCAAAACAAACTTTTAGTTGAGTTATTAAAAACTTATTTAGATTGAAAGGGGAGAAACACATGGTTCAAGTCAGATTGTTCGAAGGTTGGAGTTTTGAAAGGGAAGTAAACCATTGGTTAGAGGAATGCAAAGACTTTGAAATCATTGACATTAAAATGCAGTTTGTTGGTCCAGAGGATGAAAGTTATCCATACGTTTTAGTCATTTTTCAAAAGGATGTGTGAACATGCAATTAAAAGAAGGTACGAAAGTTTATTTAACAACCGGCGATGTATTCATTATAGATAATTCAATGTCAAGAGTTGATAGTTGCACTATTTGGGATGTGGACCGTTTTGTAAAAGAAGGTCTATTGCTAACGTCTAACGGAAAGGTGGCGTAATAAATGAAGAAGCTAGATGTTTATATATGCGCTGATTTTGCACACGAGTTTGCTGTTCCTGATGGTGAGGAACCTAGCATTTGTCCGTTGTGTAAATGCGATGAAATTGATTTCAGTCGCGAACTTATTTTTTTGGAGGTGAGAAGATAAATGGCGATTGACATTCAAGATCCACGAATCACACGCACTTTACAGACTGGCTATCCAGAGCCAGTTAACGACGAACCATTTTGTGATGATTTCTTTGGGAACGAAATTATGCCGGGTGATGAGTATTTGGAATGGGAAGATGATGTTTTTCGGTTAGATGATATTTCCTATGATTTAAAGAAGTTTCTTTTACATCTTGGGGCTATAGAAAAAATTGCAAAATAAAACTCCCGCCAGGCAATAACGGGAGTTACGGTCTCAAGAATATTAAATTTGATTCAATTATAACACGTCAGTTTAATTTGGTAAAGGAGGATAAAATACATGGCAATGAATCAAAATGCTATCCATACGATCAATATGAGTCGTTTTGAATGGCTTCAAGAACGGACCAAAGGTATCGGTGGAAGTGACGCTGGTGTCATCCTTGGGTTAAACAAATACAAAACTGCATTTGAATTATGGCTCGAAAAAACTGGACAAGTTGAACCTCAAGAGATTGATAGTGAAGCAATTTATTGGGGTAATCAAATGGAAGATGTTGTGGCCAAAGAGTTTGAAAAGAGAACGGATAAAAAGGTAAGAAGAGCAAATTTCATGTTTAGTCATCCAGAATATCCGTTTATCCGCGCGAATGTGGACCGAATGGTTGTTGGTGAATCTGCTGTTCTCGAGTGTAAAACAGCTAGTGCATATCTTTCTAAAGAATGGGAAGCAGATGAAGTCCCAGCAACATATTTAGTCCAAGTTCAACATTATCTAGGAGTAACTGGTAAAGAGAAAGGTTATATCGCTGTATTAATCGGTGGAAATCGCTTCATATGGAAAGAAATCGAACGTGATGAAGAACTGATCAACATGATTTTTGAAGCCGAAAAGAATTTTTGGACTGTGAATGTTGAACAAGGGATTGCTCCTAACTTAGATGGGTCCAGTGCAGCTGAACAGTACTTAAAAGAAAAGTATGCAGTAGCTGAGAAAGATAAAGAAATTGTGCTCCCAAGTGAATATAAAGACCTTATCTACCAATATGAACAAATCAAACAGGACGCAGATTTAATCAAAAAAGCTAAAACGGAAATTGAAAATAAAATCAAAGCTGAATTAAAAGAGGCTGAGAAAGGGATTGTTGATAATTTCATAGTTACTTGGAAAAATCAAACGCAACAGAGAGTCGATTCCAAGGCTTTGAAAGAGAAGTTCCCGGATATTTACAAGCAAGTTTTAAAAGAAATTTCTATGCGCAAATTTGCAATTAAGGAGGTCAAATAATGGCTACAAACCAAGATCTTAAAAATCAACTAGCCAATAAAAACGAAGCGCCAAGAACAGTGTCAGCTCAATCGTTAGGGTTAAAGGCACTTCTTAGCACACCAACCATGAAGAAAAAATTTGAGGAAGTTTTAGACAAGAAGGCACCTCAATTTATGGCATCCTTGCTTAATCTATACAATGGTGATCCTTCCTTGCGTGAATCCGAACCTATGAGCATCGTTTCAAGTGCAATGGTTGCAGCATCTTTGGACTTGCCGGTTGATAAAAACCTAGGCTATGCATGGATTGTCCCTTTCTATGATTCGAAAAAAGGATACAAGGTAGCACAATTTCAACTGGGTTATAAAGGATATATTCAGTTGGCACTTAGGACTGGTCAATATAAGTCAATTAATGTAATTGAGGTCCATGAGGGCGAATTAGTGAAATGGAATCGACTAACAGAGGAAATTGAATTGAATTTAGACGGAGCAACAAGCGATAAAGTTATTGGTTATTGCGGTTACTTCAAGTTAGTGAATGGATTCGAAAAAACAGTCTACTGGACACGTGAACAAATAGAATCCCATCGTATCAAGCATAACAAATTGAAAGATAAAAAGGCGCTAAATGGAGTTTGGAAATCTGATTATGATGCTATGGCCTTGAAAACAGTTCTCAGAAACATGTTGAGCAAATGGGGAATCTTGTCTATTGAGATGCAAAAGGCTTTTACTGAGGACGAAGCTGAACATGAAGTTAAAGATATTACGGAGGATTCCTCAGTTATCGATGGTGATTTTGAAATTGTAGATGATGAACCATCTGAACAACATGCTGAATCAGAGCAGACAGAGGTA